GTTCAAACTTCACACTCGATTGATTGTACGTGCAAGCTTTTGATCTGTTTCGTTTTACGTCAGTAGACGTCCGTGGTGCAGTAAATATTACCGGCTTAATGGGTGCAGTGCAGGGATAAGCATAAAAAGTCGCTTCTTTAAAGAGTAATGCGATAAACTCAACCGAAGCGTGTTTTCACACGCGCTTAACTGACTTCGAAGACCTCGAAGTCACTTTAGCTTTCGACATTGAGGTGTCCACTAAGGGCGGAGGTGCCAGATAACACAGGAGAGACAGATCGTCTCCCATGGCCTGATACACCTGCCAGGTGTCACCCGCAACAAAGTCGGTTCCCCACTGGGGACGGATATACGTAGCAGTTATGCCCGAATAGCCCGGTGTCGTCTCACGACAAAGGTACACATCGTACCACGGGACCTCAAACTCCAAAAAGGGGTTCAAGGTCGGGACCGTGACGACGTTTCCTTCCGTGCCATCCAAGGTGGTCGTAGGATACTGCATAGTAGCCGTCCTGTAAAGGTTAGAAGCTGCTGCCAGCTTCATTAGCCCAACTTTGTAACGTAAAGATGAGCGCCAGAACTTCCATGGGGTAATGAAGTTCCAGGGTGTCGAGCCAACAACCAAAAGGGCTTGCTGGCTCTGAAGAGTCCCGTTACTGGAAGTAGTCATCACGTACCTGTGAAGGTACGTGGCAACAGACATGTCGCAAATCCGCTCCGGATTAACAAGTCCATGCTCAACGAGGTTCTTACAAGGAACCAGTCCCTCAAACGGCCGTTCGAAATCAGACCTCAGATTCATCTGAGGCGTGACCAACAGCGCTTGGGGAGGGACGGGCAACTCGAAAGTAAACTCATAAGCATTAGAAATCTTCTGAGGTGCCATAAAGTTGAATCCAACGCCAGCGGCGCTGAAAACATTCATATAGACCAAGGAAGTAGCTCCTCCGCCTGATATCGCTGGGTTAACAACTGTAACAACAATTTTGCCATTGCTGTACAGCATGTTAGCCGCGAAAGGCGAGTCGAGAGGCAAATAGAGAGTGGGTTTCATCCACGGTATCTCAAAGTCCACAATAGTGTCCCCCGAGACCGAGACGACCCTAGAGATGATATCTCCTCCTATTTCCTCAAAGTTCGTAACTGTAGTATCCACATCTGGAAACCAACTTATACGCACACGACTCACGATAAACGAAGAAGTGTTAAAATAGAAGCGATAACGAAGTCCGCCAGTCCAATACTGAAAGTTCAATGCCATATGGGCCATCGGTGTTAAAAACACACCAGTGGCACCATCAGGCAAACACAGCATTGGAGAGACAGGAATCGAAGCGATGACTGTTTCGGTAACATCGGTGCTGGAGTACGTTGACGAGTGTATAAAACCCGGCAAACGACACACACCACCGATGGTGGGATGGGGATCCGTCTGATCGACGATTCCCTTATCGACAGAGATGCACGCAGTCGGCGAATACGCAAACTTAGCACCGTAGTCGAGTCCCTTTCCCGTGACAAGGTCTGGGGCGACCGCGATAACAGATCTCTCCGCCGTCGCGACCGAGTTGGGCTTGTTAAGAAATGACCCAATCATTTCAATAGCATCACCAATTTTCATGGCGGTATCAAGTCCAGCTTTGACTGTCTGGATCCCCTCCGGGACTCCAGTCAGCACGCCTTGCGACGATTTAGCCGAGGCTTCCGTTAGGGCGCTCTGGGCCTCAACGAGCAAGGCAGGAACGTTAGATTCCGGATCAGGGCCAATAACCTGAGGATCCAAGAAGCTCGCAAAAACCGACACAGATATGTCGGGTGTTGCGATATTCGTCGAATTCAAAGGGTTTAGCACATGGAGCAAGAACTGCCCAATGTAACGAGCCTCATACTCCTTTACGTTCAACATCGTGGTCATTGTCGACCACGGTAAGAACATTTCCACCGCAAGGGGCGTGGACGCCGAAATAATGGTCGCTCCCGAATTCATAAGAACTCCAGGGAACAACCTCCAATCGACTGTCTCCGCCTCATCAGTGAAAGGTATGCAGTTTCCAAACATGCATCCAAAGAGGAATGAGTTGGTATTTAACCTGACAGAAATC